TGGAGGTCGCCGAGGTTATCCTCGACGAACTCCGGGTACTATCGGATGAGATCCCAAGTTCGATATGGGATTTCGCTCGCCTCAGCCTTCGGGCTGTGGTGGAGTATCCTGATGGTACCGTTGCACATCAAGTCCGTGGCCAGTTGATGGGAAACTTGTTGAGTTTTCCATTGCTGTGCTTACAGAACTATGCCGCGTTTCGCTGGTGCGTTGGTTCCTATTGGCATAGGATCCCGGTTCGCATCAACGGGGACGACATAGTATTTCGTGCAAAGAGAGAGGTTGCCAGTAGTTGGATGGATACAGTCTCTGCCCTTGGCCTAAAACTTTGCCGTGGGAAGACGTTGGTTTCAAAGAGTATTTTCTCTTTGAATTCAGCGTTCTTTCGTGCCACGCGGTTAGGCGTCTCATCCATTCCCGTTCTTCGTTCGGGTGTCCTAGGTCGGGACGTGGGTGTTCCCCACGGTCTCGGTCCGGGGCTTCGAACGTTTAGAATGGGGTTTGTGGGTGAGGCTAGGGTCAGGGCGGAGTGTATCTATCTCCGCTGGCGGGACAAGCAGTTTTCTGCTTGTGGGAGGAGTGTGTTGCGCGACCTGCGCGCACAAGTGGATCCCGAGTCGCTGGTTCGAGTTGGTTGGGGGCGTAGGGAGGCATTCTATTTGGAGTGCCCCCCTTGTCCTCTTCCGCTCGATCAGTTGCGACTTGGGAGACCATCCCTACCGGAGGGGTGGTCGAGGGTGCCGGTCTCGAATCATCGAGGCCAGAGAAGGAGGCAACGGTGTGCTCAGGAGTCCTTTTTTGGGGTCCTGAGTGACCAGGCCTGGAACTTACCACCCGTGCCGTCCCGTTCATTGCAACGGGGGACATGGCGGGAAACCGTGATGGGGTCTTTGATTTCATCATGGCGGTGGTGGAGGACCAGGTCTCGTCAGTGGGGTAAGCTTCGCGGTGAGTTTCGACTCGTCGCGAAGCGATTCCGTTGTCGGTTGTCCCTTCTCTGGCAGTACGATGAAGGCCGGAGGGTTAAGAAGGTATGGGCGGGTGGTCGTTGTGACCGACCCGGTTTGGGATTTTCCTGAACCGCCTGTCACGGTGTTGAGAGGACGCACGGGAACTTTGTCCCTCTTCTTAACCTGGTTAGTGAAAGGCAACGGCGTGAGATCGACACAACGAATAGTCTGTATCTCGCGTACGCGCTGAGTAATCATCGTGGATGAATGGTCCGGGAAGGCAGTATGGGGTATTGATCGCCTAGGCTTGATCGATACAGCAAATCCCTGTAAATCTACCTCTCGTCCTCAGGCTGAGGCCTTACCGAGGGTGTCCGTCATCTGACGATGCCGGGTTAATGAGTG